TCCAGCGCCTGCTGCATCAGTTCGCGGTCAGTCATCTCTGTCCTCCGTGGCCGGGGCCACTACGTTCACATCAATCACGCTGGGCTTGTCGCTGCCGTCATCAGGGTTGTCCAGCAGCCCGCTCGCCTTGGCCAGCAGACGCAGGACGCCCACCTTGTCGTACAGCTCGATCTCCAGCGTGCTGTTGCCATCCTTGTCAGACTTGACCCGGATGTTCTTGATCGCCTGCAGCGCATGGTCAGGGATGTCGGACGCACGCTTCACACGCACATTGCCCGCCTCATCCCAATCCATGATGTCGGTGATCTTCGTGTTGGCCATGCACAGCAGCGCATAAGCCACAGCCTCCTTGTTGGCCATGATCGTGCTGCTGCGCTCAAGCCTGCGCTGAACAGACCGGATGCCTCCCCAGTTCTTCAGGCTGGGGATCTGCTCGGACATCTTGGGCTTGCCAGCCATTACCGCTCCACGCCCTCAAGCCGGTCTGCAACCAGCTTCGCGTAGCCCGCAATGTCAACCCAGGAGTCGGCGTAGTCCGGGTCACCGTTCACGATCCGGCCAATCTTGTGGCAGATCATCTCCAGAGCCTCCTGCTGGTCGTGGCTTAACTCCACCCGGCTCACGTTGTCCATGTGCCGGTAGATCGCCTGCTTCAGTTCCTGCGTGATCTTCGCGTGGCCAGTGAACTTGCCGTAGCGGCTGCCGCGCTCCTCAAGCGTCTGTGTGATGTCAGAAGGGGATGTCACTGTCGTCCTCCTTCTGCGGCTGGTAGCCGTTGCCCTTGGCCTGGTTGTGCGAGTCCAGCGGCGGCACCCCACCACCGCCACCAGCCACCGGCTCACCAATCTGGATGCTGATCCACTTCTTGGTCTTCTTGGGTGTGATGTCCAGCCAATGCAGGCTCCCATCCGGCAGCATCACCTTGCCCTTGTACGCAGGGTGCCAATCCTCCGTCTTCTTGTCGTTCTTGAAAGCCGATCCCTGGCCGGGACGCATCTCGTAGTTAGTAGACATTCACGTTCTCCTTAAAAAGCATTGTCATCGAAAAGGTGAGAAAAAATTGGGAGTGGCCAGGCTTTACCCCGCCGGCCATTTGTCTGGAAAAAATTGAGGATGGCCCCCGCCTAGCGACGCCGGGGGGTGGGGGGGCAAAGGGTGCCTTCGTCACGCGTGCGTTGACGTGCGCGTTATCGCCTGCGCGTATGCCGGCGCATATGGTTGGCCTCAGCTCCCCAGGGACACGCTGCCCCCTCCCCCTGGTTCTGGACACGCCAGGCACCCCCTGCCTGTACAGAACCCATACGTTCGTCTGGGTTTGCGACACAGGCCCTACAAGGCGCTGAAGGCCTGGGCTGGTACCCATGCCTACCCTTGCCCCTGATCGCGTCTCCTGCTGGCTTCTAGGGGCCTTGCTGGGCATCATTGGATCCTGCCGGCATCTGCCAGGCTGATCACCTCGGCTGCCAGCGTGGCCTGGTTTGGCGTCAGGCCTTCGCTGCGGTAGGTGTCCAGCAGGATCTGCAGCGCCTGGCTGGCCTCGGCGTCGGTCACGCCTGCAGCTGCGATTTCATTGCGTTGAAATTCATTCAGGTTGTCTAGAACACTATCTCTATAAATACTCTCTCTATACCCTTTGTTCTTTTGTTCTGTACAACCCTCAGAGGTTGTGAAAACACCCTCTTGAGGTTGTATCAGAGCTGAGTTATCCACAGGCTGAGGTTGTGCCTGGTGTACAACCTCTGGAGGTTGTGTCTGAGCGCCTGCTGTGCGCTTGGCCTTGGCCCTCTGGTTGGCCTCCTTGATGGCCTTGACTGTCCTGGTTTCGCCTGACTTGGGCATGGTTCTCTCCTTGGGTTGAGGTGGGGTCTTGAGGGCCTGCCGGATCAGCTGCGCGATGCGCCTCTGGCCTTCAGGGTCTGGGATCTCGTCCATCTGCTTGTCCTTCATGTATGGTGGCCGGGTGTCCTCGATGGCGCTGGTGATGCTGACGGCGTCCTCGGCGCTGATGCTGGGGTCGAAGATCACGCGCCAGGTGGTGTGCCGCTCGCCTGGGACTGCCCGCTTGTGGATCTCAAGGTAGCCGGCGGCCTGCAGCTTGACCAGCTGCTTGCTGATGGCCTGCTGGCTCACGCCCAGGCGCTCGGCCAGGGTCTTCTGGCTCACCCAAGTGAGGCCTGCCCGGTTGCAGTAGCTGCAGATCAGGATGAGGGCGCGGATCATGCCCTCGGTCAGCCGGCGGTCGCTGCAGGCGCGGATCGGGATCACGGCCACCTTGCGCTGGTCTGCAGCTGGTGGCTGCTCCTTGACCCTGGGCTTCTTGGGCAGGGCGAATGGGATGATGTTCTCAGGCAAGGCGCTCATTCCGTCTGATGTCTCTCATGTGTTGCCGGATCCGCTCCTCGGCACCCTTGCCGTACAGCTTGTCCATGCGGGCCAGGTGGCGGTCCACCAGGGCCTTGTCTTTGGTCAGCTCCCAGGTGGTCAGCAGCTCCCTGGCGGCTGCCCGCTCGAGGATCGGCCGCTCGGGCAGCGGGCCTGTGTTCCTGGCCGGGATGAAAGGCCGTCTGTAGCCGCGCTTCATCGCCTGGCCTCCCGTTTGGCCTGCAGCTGCAGCTCCTTGGCCAGCACCTTGCGCCCGGTGTCCGTGATGATGCTGCCGGCACTCACCAGACCGCGGCGGCGCAGCGACCAGTAGGTGTTCCAGCTGCCGGGCACGTTGTTGGTCAGCTTGAACCGCCAGCCCATGGCGAAGTGCTTGAGCATGAAGACCTGGTGGCAGGACAGACTCATCTGCACCACCTTCTCCAGGCCCGCCATGTGGTGACCTCGCAGTCAACTTCCCACACCTTCACGCCTGTGATCTTGGCCTGGTGCTGCCGCAGCTTCCGCATGGCCTTGAGGTAGATCTGCCTGGCCCGGTCGGTAGAGCAATCGAGCTGCTCGCTGGCCTCTTTCAAGGTCAGCTCCTCATGGGCGATCAGCTTGACGGCCAGCATCTCCCGGTCTGTCAGCGGTGCGTCGGCCAGGATCTTGAACAGCAGATCCTTGGCCTCGACCAGCCCCATGTCGTCCTGCAGCTCCCATGACCAGCGATGCCGTGGCAGCTCGGGCAGCTCCTCGTCCCGGCTGTACCAGATCTGCTTGACCTCGCTGGGCCGGCTTTCAGTCATCAGCTTGCCGTACCATGGCGTGCCCCTGCCTCTGCTCATGTTGGTCATTGCGGCTTGTCCTCGTCGTCGAACGCCATGTCTACTGGGTGCTCAATGTCGTCATGCACGATGACGCCTTCCTCATCAGCGGGCAGAAAACGTCCGCAGATCACGCACCAGTACCCGTTCTGATCTTCATTCATGCGATGGCCCTTGCACGCCTGGCGCTAATCTCCCTGGCCACGAATTCCAGCGCCTTCTCCAGCTGGCCCACCGTGCAGGCGTCCAGCTGGGCGTCATGGATCTCCATGCCCAGGTTCATGGCCGTCAGCTCCGGCCCGGTGAACAGGAACCGGCTCTTGGCCAGGCCACGCCTGCCCATGCTGACGATGGCGTCCTGAGCGGCGGTGATCTCGGCGCGGTACTCGGTGCCCAGCTCCGCGGTGATGGCCAGGGCCTCGGCCACGTTCATGGCGGCGATCAGGATGTCGATGTCATCCCGGCTGCCGGTGCCGGCGACCATGCTGGCCAGGGCCTGGTGGTTCTTGATCTTCAGGCCCATGGCGTGCGGGTTCTCGCGCATCGGCTGGAACCCGGACAGCACCCACTGCACGGGGTTGGGCAGCTGCGGCTTGGGCTTGTACTTGCTGCGCTTTCTCAAGCTCGCCCCCTTGCGCCCTTACGCCACCGTCTGCGCGGCGTGTAATCCTCAACGATGGTGCAGCCAAACGATTGAGTCAGCACACTGGCAACGATGATGCGGTTGGCAAACACGTTCTTGATGCCTGTGAGCGCGTAAAGCTCCGGCGGCTTGAACTCGTCACTGAGCTGGTCGAAAACGGCCTCAATGCGCTTGTAGATGTTGGCTCGGCGGACATCCAAGGATGCTGTGCGGCGCTTGTCTTCAAAAGGTGTGCTCATTTCAAA